ACATGCTATGAATTGTTACATCGATCTTCGCAGATCAGAAAATCGTAGACCATTTTTAGATGGACCTCACTTTGAACTTATGAAATAAACTTTTGGGGGCGATGCAAGTTCATTGCATATATAGCCCGACACTATAACGCCCCCACGATTTACAGTCCTGATAACTCTGAATGGTGTACAAAACTATCGTCAAGCACTACGCTCTCACGCGGTAAGCGATAGCGATACATACAGTTGCGAATAGCTAAAACATTTTTTTCTAAGACATCTGCTATCTCTTCTTCTGACAGCCCATAGTTTAGCATTTTGTTTATCTTCATTGCTTGTGGGCTGATCTTTACTTTTGTTTTTTGTTTTTTCTTTTCACGACCACGAGCAAGCGCAATGTCTTGGCACTTCTTGCTGCGCTCCATGACATTGCCTGTGTTGCCAGTATTGATTTGCTTTTCTTGCTTTAGAGCTTTGAGCTTCATCATCATGGCAATCTCTTCTTGGCTTGGTGATCTGCCAAATGCTCTCTTGAAATTATCAAGTGTGATTTCTACGTTCACTACATTTACCATTAGATATTGTATCCTTTTTTGCGCAGCTCCATAACATATCGCTTTAGCTCTTGTTGGGCTGCATAGATTTCATTCTTGATGCTTGGTCTTGCATCTGTTCTGTAACGCTCATCTTGCAATCGATCGACCTGTCGACGCAAGTGTTTTAATATGTGTTGCTCTGCTGGGTTAAGTTGCTTGATCATGTTTACTCCTATAAAAAAGGCCAGCCCGAAGGCTGACCAGTTAGCGCGAGAGTGTGAGGCAAAATCTGCTATGAACAGGCAGTGTGTCTCCCGCGCAGAGAACGTTCATAGATTAGAACGGAATGTCATCTTTTGGCAAGTCACCATGCGCACTATGTGCATCATTGCGTTCCATAGGTTCCGACATTTTGATTGACAGATATGGTTTATCGTCTTTCATTCTGCGCCAACCTGCAATTCGCATGTCAGTTTTTGGCTGTGTGTATGGTACTTGCTTGTCGTTAGTGTTGTACAACATGCCAGTGTAGTTAGGTGCGGCATCGCTTGTACCTTCATTGACAAACATTGCGCCAACTTTTTCATAGATTTCTAATATCTCACGACCATCTCGTGTTTCACGGCGCACGATTGTGTATCTACTGTCACGCCCATCGACATTGATCTTGCCTTGCAGGATCATCTTCATGTCATCGAAAGGTGGGAATGTTGCGCCTGAGTTTGTGTCGTCATAATCTGCCATAGCTACTGGCTCCTTTACCAATTAGTGTTGTTGCGCTTAGTTGCAGGTGCTGGGGTCTGCGCTCGAGACTTGGGGGTCTCGCTTGCCCCATCACCATCGGGTAGGTCTTCACCAACGTAGATGTAGAAACCTAGTCCTAGGTACGCCATAGCCTTTGTAAGCCCACGCTGTAGTGCCTTGTTTACATCGAAGGCATTAGGGTTAGCTATAGCTTTGTTCTTGAAGTCTAGCACAGGGAATACCTCTGTCGCTGTGGCTAGCTCATCTGCAGTCTGAATGGACACAGACACAATGACATACGCATTGCCATTGCGATCCATGAAACATGGTGTGCCATCGTTATCCAAATGCTTGTTGAATGTTGCTTGCGGATAGATGTTCTTAATCTCACGCCATGCATGCGCCCACGATAGATACGTAAAGCCGTTCTTGCTTTCGGTGTAAGCTGATACATCGATCTTGCTTAGTGTTTCCCATACTGATTTAGTCATTGGTGTTCTCCTTTTTGTTTAGCATTTTTTTCCAGTCACTATCTCTTACCCATTCTGGTTTCAGGTAAACTTTTGGAAGTACTTCTTCTAGAACTGCTTGAACGAGTATATACAATGCCCTCATAGTTCCTTCTTTGTCGAACTCTAGGGAATCTACATTAGAGTACTCATCTTTTAGAGTGGTCTCTATGTCTTTAAAGTAATCGTTAATTACCCATTTAAGTTGGTCGCTATACTCATCTGAGTACCTTACGGTTTCATATGTTAGATACTCTCTAACCTCTTTGTGGATTAGTTTTTTTGCGGATTCTGCTAATTCTTGGGTCATCGCTTGGTAATCCTTAGTGATCCGCGCTTGTCACGCTTGATGGTTAGGTGGTCGCAGTAAACTTCTCGTTCGTTATCACCGACCATTTGTTTAAGGTTCTTCTTTGCATTCTCGAAGGTGCGGTTGTGTTCGTAGCCGTTGATGTATGTGATGGCTGCGTCCATGAACTCATTGTCTCGACTGGCATCTCGTATGACCATTTCGTCCAGCGGGATACGTTCAGTTGAGAGTGTCGGTGTGTCCACACCAATCGGCTCTTCATCGCGAACAACGTAGCCCCAGAAGTCTGACACCACTGCCCACATTGAATTGAAATACTCTTCATCTCTTGCGACATGCACACTGTCCCATTCACTGTTACCAAAAATCACACTTAGATAAGCACCATCGGCATCAGCGATGTGGATATACGTCTGCAGTTGAGGCATGTAGTAATCAGCCACCTTGCTCATTGTGTTGTATGAATTGGTGTGCTTGCATTCTACAATGCAGCGATCAACGAGACCATCAACAGTACCAACAACAGGTATTCCTCCAACATCTGCTTTGAACTCCGTTTGTTGCCCACGCACTGTGACATTACGTTCAGCCTCAAACCAAGCTACGTTAAAGTCTTCTGTGTGTATGCCCATTTGCACTGCGAGATTGCGTGATAAATCTTCTGGTTCTGTGCGACCTGTCTTGATCTGCCATAACTGAAGCCAGTTGCCCTGCATGATCTGGGTGCAGTCGCTCCCACCTATGAAACCTTTGCGGTTCATGCTGTTCTCCTTTATTTATAATGATTAACCTATTGCATATATGCGAACAGATCAAGCATTTCTTTTACGAGCGTTCGCCATTGCAGCCTCATGCTTGGCGTAAAGTTCATCCCTAATCTGATGATAAGGATTGAAACGAACAGCATTGCCATCTTTGTCCTTGCTCTCAACCCAGTAATCACGGTGCCTCGCATGTTCAGCAAGCAACGCCTGTCGATGTGGCTCTAACTCTGACTCAGAAATATAACCCATAACAATCATGCCAGCCGCCTGTCTTCCAAACAGCCAATGATCTGCAACCAATTCGCCAGCACGAATGCGCTCTGCATTAATGCGATAGCTGTCAGGCTGCCATGACTTGGTGCGCTCGAGGTCTTTGCGATATGTCTCGTGCGATCCACGCGTTACACTTGCAGACCAGACATCGTTCTGAACAAAGCGACCTACTGCTTTAGCATCGTTCTTCATTGCATTGCCTTGTGATAATAAGTGATCCGCTTGCCATTCTCTTCGCGTATATACTTATCAATGGCATAGCCTGACTGCTTGAGGTCAAATACACGCGCAGCCAATCGCATTGATCCAATCATGTTTAGTGCATCGAGTGCTGTGATGTGTGTGCCTTGATCAAGGATCGTCTTTAGCATTTTGTTTTGTGATTCCATAGCTGTTCTCCAATAGCTGTTGAAATTGTTCGGCGGTCATTATGACCAGTGATTGCGGAGTTCCCCTCCGTCTTTTGTAGAAGGCGATGTCTCGCCCTTCGAGGACAGTGTAAGGGCTAGGGAAGTTAGACTTGTCTCTATACTTTACTTCTCCCACCAGTTTTTGTCCGTTGATGTAGAGGTGGATGTCCCCTGAATACTCTCCCCCCAAGCTGCCGCTGAGGGGGACGCGTTTCGCTTCGAGCGGCGCTTTGATCGTGTTGAGCCAATCGACGACTTTCTTTTCGTGGTAAGTTCCTTTTGACTTGTTACGGTTTGCCATCGATCTTCCTCATAACAGTTGATGCAAACATACCAGTGCTTTTCCATTGTGCCTTGATGTCTACGTTTAAGTATAGCCACGAACCATTCTGTTACTGTTTCGCATACGATGCAGTTGATGGTGTGTGCCTTCTTGCGACTCAATACTTGCCGACCTTTAGTCGTTGTTCATTTTCACGCAAGCGCTTCACACGCTCACGGTGCTTGTCTCTTTTGATCTTTTCATCGATCGAATCATACAGGCGTTTAGCTGTTTGGTATTTCAGCTCTGTCTCACCCTTAATTGTTCGATGATAAGTTGACACTGCAATATCAGCAAAGCGAAACAACTCTTGCAGTTCTACGTTTCGTTCTGCCGCATAGTCTTTGATGGTTTGTAAGTAGCTTTTCATATTGCATATATGCAACTCAAAAGTCTATTTCGTCAACCTCTGTTTCACCTGAACCATGACATGCCCAGCATGGGCGAGTGTATTCTTCCATAGCTGGTGGTGTATCGCGACTGACCCAAGGCTCTGGTCGAGTGTAGTACATTACGCCATCGCCCAGGCATTCTGGGCAGTGAGTAGTTTCAGTACGGTATGTCATCATTCATAACCTCTGGTAAGTTGTTACGCTCCCATGCTTTGATTGCTCGATCAACAAACTTGTCTCGATCAAAGCGTGGATTCATTGATGCTAGGTCATCGGCAATGCGCTCGATAACTAATGGTGAGTTGACCATGGGGGCAATAGAATCTGCCACCCATTCAAAGTGTTTACGTGTCATCATGCCTCTTCGTACTCCGCTTTATCTGATAGCCAACCTGCATCGTGTCGTTCATTCCATTCCTTGCAAAAATCTACAGCAGATTCTTCATCAACATTATGCAGCAAGTAATGCTTCTCACCTGCATGTGGCTCCTTGCCATTGGGCCACTTAGGATTTGGCTTCCACCATGTTCTATGAAAAACGTTATACATTGTTATCCTCCAGTAAAAGATCGCAGACTTCCTTGAAAGCTAGGTTCCAAGCCATACCTGCGGCTGTCGTTAGATGCGCTCGGTCTTCAGTATTGTGCTGATGAATCCAAGCCATGAGTTCATCCCAGTCCTTGGGTGTGTGGAATAGATTGATTGGTTTAAGCATTGTGATAGCTCCGTTTGGTTGTGAGTGGTTGAACAGAACGTTCATCTTGTTCAGTGAAAAAACTGATTTCTATTTCGTTTCCCTTTCCATCGACAACGATGATGTTGCGACAGATAAACTTGATGTTGTTAGTGTAATGCGTGATCTGCTCACGCACCTCCACTACGTCATGGATTGCAATCTTAGTACTCATGTTAGCCCTCGATTGTTACGGTTACGTTGTAGTTGATGTACTCTGAGATCATTGTCTCGATGTCGTTACGATAGTCTTCGATGTCGAAAGAATTGTTTTCAGTTAATTGATCTAACCGTGTGTTAATCTCGGTGTGGATTACAGCTCTAAGCGCTCGTAACAGAGCTGCCTCATTGCGATCCATTTGTTCTAGTGTATCCATGGGTGTTCTCCTTTGTTGTGTTTAGTGAGCAGTTTCAACACTTGCTCAGGTGTGGGTGGCTGTTACGCCACCGCTGCCTTGAATGCTGATGTATCAATCGGCTTCTTTGACTTGTTTGCTGCGCGTGGCTTAGGTGGCATGTATGTCTCACCGCCAGTGATACTCTTGTATACTTCGCAATCTGCTTCGTAGCGGCACTTGAGTTCGTCAAGTTCCGGCATCAGGCGTGACTTGATGAAGTCAGCGTTGCGTTCAGCTTGGTACTGACGACCATTCTCCTGATTGTCCTCAAGCTCTGCGATTGTATCTGCGATCTGTTGCTTCTTGAACGTCAAGCTGTTGTGCGCTGTGTAGCAAGCATCACGTGCGAGTCCAATCAGGAACTTATCGTTTAGTTCGTACGCATCCAACGTACCATCTACGTTTTCAATCTTAGATGATTCTTTGTAGTGAGTATGATACTTGATGATCTCTAGTTTCATTTGAGCCAGTTTAGAAAGTGTCTTAGTCATTGTCTTGTTCTCCATTTGGGCGCGAGG